CATTCCGGGAGAGGAGGGCGACCCGGACACGGAGGAAACGGACTACGGCGCGAACATCCCGCAGGCGATAAAACAGGCTATGCTCCTGCTGATCGGGGAATGGTACGAACAGCGGGAAGCGGCGGCGGACACGAAATACGCCATACAGACCATCCCGTGGGGCGTGAAACAGTTGCTCGCCCCGTACCGGGAGGCGACGGTATGAGCCGGATAGGTGAACTCTGCGACAAGGTGGACATCAAGCGCGAGAAGCGGACTTCAGACGGCATGGGCGGCTGGACGGTCTCTGATCAGACGGTGGCGACCGTCTGGGCTGGGGTACGGGTGCCCGCCTCAAAGGACGGGGTGCTCGCCGGGGCGGACGCGGAGATCCGGACGCACATTGTCCGGATACGGCAGTCAAGCACCACCATGACGGTGCAGATCAATGACGTGGTGATCTGGAGGACGTTCCGACTCATCGTCAAGGCGATCCGTCCGGAAGGGCGCGAGTGGCTGGACCTCGACTGTGCGGTGGAACTGCCATGATCACCGTCAACGTAAAAAACACGAACGAGCTGATCCGGGACCTGCGGAAGGCGAAGGCGGACGTGCAGAAAGACGCGTACAAGGTCATTAAGGAACAGACGGAAAAAATCAAATACGACGCGCAGGGGCGGGTACCCATCGGCGCGACCATGGCGCTGCTCGCGTCCATCAAGTCCTCCGCGAGCAAAAAGACCCTGACGGGCTCAGTTTCCGCTGGCGGGCAGGTGGGCGGAAACGACGCGTACTACGCGGTATTCGTCGAATTCGGCACCCACAAGATGCCAGCACAGCCGTTCCTCTACCCCTCCGGGCGCGCCCACGAGCAGGAGACTGAGGAGCGGCTGACCGCCGTACTGTATGAGGCGCTTCGGAAGGGGGTGGAGGGGTGAGCCATTTAACGGCGGCGCAGGCCGTATATACCGCCCTGACCGGAAATGCCGCACTTATGGCGAAAATCAAGGGCGTGTATGACGTGGTGCCGGAAGGGACGGACGGTCCATACATCGCCCTCGGATATCAGCAGTCCCTCCGGGGGCGCATCATCGACGAGACGGAACGCACCTGGTACTACGACCTCGATCTCTGGAGCAGCTACCAGGGGCGCAAGGAGATTTTGGAAATCGCCGACCTCGTGCGGGCGGCACTCCCGCCCGGATGGTTCTACGAGGAACTGACAGTGCTGAAAGACCCGTCCGGATGGTATCACGGAGTTCTGACAATCAAGGGATACGACAGATAAGCCCCTCCATGCGAGGGGCCTTTTTTTTGAGGAGGTAATCGAATGAGCGCAACTGCTGCGAAATATAGTGTTCTGAAATTGACGGTGGGCTCGACTCCCACGGCGCTGGGGGAGGTCCGGAGTTACTCGATTGAAACGGCGCTGGGAACCATCGACGCGTCCGTACTCAGCACCACGTGGAAAAACTACCTGGTTGGGCAAAGCGGCTGGTCCGGGACGCTGGAATGTTTCTACGACCCGACCGACGCGGCACAGGCTGATTTGGTCGCCAAGGCCCGGGCCGGAACGCTCTGCACGCTCACGGTGCAGCCCCTCGGGGCCGGAGCGGGAAAAACGGAACTGGTTGGAACGGCCTATATCACCAGCATGGGCATCTCCGGCGCGACGGAAGACGCCGTTGGACTGAGCATTTCCTACCAGGGCACAGGCGAGCTCGCGCTGAACGCCAGCGCCTCCTAGGGCGGTGATGATATGAGCGCAATAGCGGCAAAAAAGGCCATCGTCAGGCTCGATGTCGCCGGGGTGGCGGTACCTGTTGGGGAGGTGCGGTCATTTTCGATTGAGACTGCCCTCGGGACCATCGACGTGTCGACGCTTTCCACGACCTGGAAAAATTTTCTCGTGGGGCAGGCGGGCTGGAGCGGAACCATGGAACTGTTCTACGACCCGACGGATGACGGGCAGGAGGAGTTGGTAGCGAGGGCGCTTGAGGGCACACCCATGGAATTCACATTTTTGCCCTTCGGCGCGGACGAAATCTACGACCTTGACCTGGGCGGCGCGACGGGCGGCACGTTCACCCTGGGCGACGGTGACACGATCGTTACCGACGCTCTTCCGTACAACGCCACGGCGGCAGCCATCCAGACCGCCCTGCGGACCGCCTACGACAACACAGGGATTTTGGTGGTTGCCAACGGCGCTGATTTCATCATCACGTTCCCCACGGGCGTGGCGGCATCTCTCACCCTCGGAAGCGCGTCCCTCACCGGGGCGACCGACCCTGCGGTGACGCTCCGGGACGAGTTGGCGGAGTACGTCGGCAACGGGCATATCACACAATGGTCTCCTTCGGGGGCGACCGAGGACGCGGTCGGCGTGTCCATATCCGTCCAGGGTGACGGGGAACTGGAGTTGAATCCGGCATGAGTGTGAAAGAGAAAATCGGTGAACTGAAATACGGCTTTAACGCCATGCGGGCGCTCCAGGAGAAAATCCGGAAAACTCCTGCGGACATCCTGATCAATGGATTCGACGGGAGAGACATGGAGCTCGGAGTCTCCATCATCTGGGCCGGCATGCTCTGGAATAACAGAGACCTCACCCTCGACGAAGTGGGAGATCTCCTCGACTCCGAGGAGAAACTGTACATCGACGCACTGGGCGAAGCGGTCCCGAAATTCCTCGCATCGTTCAAACGGGTGTTCGGGCTGCCTGACGCGGCCGCGGAGGAGAAGGGAAAAAACTGACGGCGGGGGACTGGGAGAAGGCGGCACAGGAGCTTGTGCTGATCGCTCTCGGTCCCCTGCGGCTCACTCACGAGGACCTCTGGCGGCTGACATGGGGCGAGGTTGACGACCTAATTTACGCATGGAGGTACTCGGAATATCTGGAATCGCAGAAACGGGCGCAGCAGGCGGCCTGGATAATGAACGCCTGCGGCCGGCTGAAGCACCCCGTCCGGACAAACGACCTCGCCGGGTACTGGGTGGATGGGCAGATTATGAGCAAGGGCGAATACCACGAACATCTGAAAAATAAAGTCAGGTCCAGGAGGGGGGAGAAGAGTGGCGAAAAAGAAAATTAGATACGTGTTCGGCGCTGACGTGACTGAACTCGAGCGCGGGCTAAAGCGGGTGGAGTACAAGCTCGGCAAACTGAGCGCGAACGCCCAGCGGTTCGGCTCTGCCATGACCCGCAACGTCACCGCCCCCCTCGTGGGACTCGGAGCGCTGGCGGTCCGGGAAGCCGTGAAATTCGAGTCCGCATTTGCCAAGGTGAAAAAATCCGTCGGCGGCACTGAGGCTGAGCTGAAGGCCATGGAAAATGGCATCATTGAGATGTCCAAGACCATGCCGACGGCGGCGGAGGAGATCGCCCGGGTGGCGGCGTCCGCCGGGCAACTCGGAATCAAAAGAGAGAACATCCTCTCGTTCACCAAGACCATGATACAGCTCGGCGAGACATCAAATATGTCCGCTGACGAGGCGGCCGACTCACTGGCGCGGTTCGCGAACATCACCCAGATGAGCCAGAAGGACTTTGACAGGCTCGGTTCTACTGTCGTTGCCCTGGGCAACAGCCTTGCCACCACTGAAAAAGAAGTTGTTGAAATGGGTCTCCGGCTCGCCGGGGCCGGTAAACAGGTTGGCATGACCGAGGCGCAGATCATGGCGCTCGGCGGCGCGCTCTCGTCCGTGGGAATCGAGGCACAGGCTGGCGGCACGGCGTTCAGCAAATTAATGATTGAAATGAAGCTCGCCACGGTCAAGGGCGGGGATGCGGTAAAAGATTTTGCCACCGTAGCTGGGATGTCGGTACAGGAATTTTCCACCCTGTTCGAGCAGGACGCGACGGGCGCAATCATAAAATTCATCCAGGGGCTTGCGTCTCTGAAGGGCACCGGCATGACAGCCATTGAGGTTCTCGACAAAATGGGGATCACGGAGATCCGCCTCCGGGATGCCATTCTGAGAGCGACCGGCGCGAGCGAGGTATTCACCAACGCGGTCAAGCTCGGCAGTGAGGCGTGGAGG